ATGGCTTCGTCGGCAGTTAGCTCCATTAACCGGCGAGCGAACGGTTCGCTGGCAATCATGGTGTTGGCGACAGCGGCAAGCTCCGGACCTGTGAAGGCTCGATTCGATGTGAGCTTTGCCATCGGCCCGAGGTAAAGGGCGGTCAATGCCGCCTTCTTGGCGTAGGACGTGGCGTAGCGAAGCGGGTTTCTGAAAAGGTTCTGGATTTGAGCACCGGCACCAATGCCACCAGCGGCAGAGAACGCCTTCTCGCGGCCCTCACGCGGGGCTAGCGTCTTGACGATGTTCTCCAGCACTTCTAGGCGGGTCGGGTTGGTGTCATCGACGGTCTCTCGCCCGAGCCTGTCCTTAACGGTGCGCGGTGGGGCAACGGGCAGCTTGTCGCTTCCAAGGAGAAGTTCGTATCGGTTGCGCTGCGCGGTTCCAGGGCGACCGAGTGCGTCCGCCAGCTTGAGCGGTGAAAGGTTCAATGGCTCACCGGAAATCAACTTCCCGGCTGTGTCCGCCTCGCGGAAGCTCGCCTTGTCGAGAAGATCGTAGAATGTGTGGGTGGCAATGGCATCCCGAGTCTCGGGCGATTCAGCGGCGATGGCGTCCAGAACCCGCTTCACATCCTTGGTCGGTATGTCCGAGTTGGTGATGCGTTTGACGAACTCCGGACCTGTAATCTTGCTCGCGACAGGCAACCCGTCCGCCACATCCCCGATCAGGCTGTTGGCATACGCCTTGTTGACGTTCTTCTGCATCGTCAGCACCGCCTCGAAATCCGACTTGGTGGGGTCTTTGAGCGAGAGCAATACCTTCATCTGGTCGGAGTCAATGGACTTCAAATCCTTGATACCCGATTGCAGGTTGAGCGCGTTATCGAGCGCGTCAGCATTCTTACCGAACATCTCCTTTCGAAGTTCAGGTGGCAGCTTCTTTATCGCCATCTGGAGATTGCGCGGCTGGATGGACTTCGTGATCGGGTCGGCGACAGCTTCAAGCTGCGTGTCCGCCCATGACCGTTTCATAACCCGGAAGGCGGGACTGTTCTCGCCAAGCACTTCCTTGAGCATCCGGTAATTCTCAACCGCCTTTGGCCCTTCGAAGAAACGATCTACTACCTGTTCCGGAGAAAGGCGACCTCCTGTGAATTCGTCCTTGGCGAGTTCTTTGAGTCCAGGGCGCTCAAACGGAAGCAGTTCCTTTTTGTAGGTGTTCTTGGCGGCAACGAGTGCATCCTTCAGTTCAATGTTCTCTGTCGCGTCTATGCCCTCCTGGATGCCCTTCTCGTAGGCACCTGCAATCTTCTTGAACCACCTGTCCTTAACGTCTCCGTGGGCGGTCTTGAACGCAGCGATGGCGTCGTGGGCTGACTTCTTCATGTTGGTCAGCGTTTGGAGCGACACCTTACCGCCGCGAATCGTCTCAAGATCATTCAGGGCAGTCAGCAACCCTTCAGGAACACCACTCTTGAGTAAAATCTCCTTCTCCCGCATGGCGGTGATTGGCCGACCGAGTTCGTCGAGCAGTCCGGTTTCGACTTCCATCTCTTTAAGAACCTTCGGAAGTTCAGCGCGGATTTCCTTCGCTGCATCTGCCGCCGCTGTTCCGCTGAGAACGTCACCGCTACCACCTGGAAGGCTTTTAACCACATCGTAGGCGGCATTCACCTTCGTCTCCGCCTCGGCAAGTTTCGTGTCGAATTGCTTCAGTGTGGATGTTCCAGCCTGTGTGGGACTGATGGCCTCACCCCTCACCATTCCGGTCGATTCGTCAAGCAACCGAGAGATTCGAGCTTCGCCTTTCGCTGCCGCCGTCGTCCGAACAGTTTCAAGGGCGCGTTCCAGTGGTTCCACGAGTTGCCTGCGAACGATGCCGATGGACGACTCTCCAATCTCCTCCTCGCTCATCGGAGTGCCCACCGCACGCTTCTGGATGCGCGACATCTGTTCGTTTGTCTTCTCCCTGAACTTCGACATCACTGTGCGCGAACCCGGCTGCGGTGCCTCCGCTGCCTCAAGCGCAGACAGCGCCTTGCTGCCAGTCACTTCGGCGGGTGTTAGTGCAATTTTCTCACCGAATGCACGTTCAAAAAACTGCTGACCGCTGACGACATCGAACTCCTTGCTGCCGGGTTTGATTTCCCGAGCGAAAGGTGACAGTGCGCGGAACCCACGACCAACACCGTAGAGTCCTCCCTGAAGGAACATATCCATAGCGGCCTCTGAGCTTCGACGTGAACCGATTTCCTGTGAATCAATCGGAATACCTTCAGCGCCCCTCATTGCGAAATCCTTAACTGTCCCTGCCGCGCCAGAGGCCAACGAAGAAAGTATGATGTTCGCGGCAGTCTTGGCGAGTCCCGTCCCTCGTGTGGCAACGGCGGCGGCTATCCCTGCCGCAATCTCGGGCGTCTGTGCGGCGAGTTCCATCAACTCGTTTGCACCAAGCCCGTCAGGGTCCAGAAGAACCTCCTTTGTTTTCCCTGTTTCGCTGTCTGTGAGTTCGATGGTCAGGTCGCCGGTTGGAAGGATTCGAGCACGTTTGTCGGGATAAATCTTCTGCAATGTGGAGAGCTTCGCTTCAGGTCCGGACTGCATCGCAATACGCCATTCGGTGAGTGAATCACCAAGGCCGCGCTTCACATCGAACGGAATGAAATCGCCTTCCGGGGTCTGTCTTCCGAACCGTTCGGCTGGAGTCATTGACGGAGTTGCCGTGACTCGGGTTGGAGGAAGGTTCTGTGCGGTGGTGTCGCCGATGGACTGACGAAACCCGGAGATGTCGAATGCCGCGTTTGTGGATAGTGGAAGAACCTCCGCCGCGCCAGTATCCAGCGGGACTACATTCTGTCCTTCTCCCTTTCCAATGCTTGCACGGAATTCATCAAGATTAAATTCTGCCATGTTACCTTGCTTCGAGTGAGTCGATCAATTTCCATGCGCTCTTATTGTAAAGTTCAATGGCTTTCTCTTTTGTGATTTCACCAGCCAATCCCTTCGCCTCAATTTCTTCCTGAGTTAAAAAGAACGGGAATATCTCCCTGCCCAATCGGCGTGCCCCGTTTCGAGACTTGTCTGCGGCGTTCTTAAGGATGGTTGCCATTTGGCTTTTCATCGAGTCCGGGTCGTTGATGAATTTCTTGGCATCCGGGGCGGCATCCTCAAGCGCCTCAACTTCAGGTTTTGCGATGTTGCTGTCCGACCTAAGAACTCGGAATATCTCAGCGACAAAGATTCGACTCATCGTAGCTGCCTGCTCGGCTTCGCTGGAATCCTTGAATCCTGGCATTCCTTCCAAACCCAATCGCGTCCCCCACCTTCGGACAGCGCCCCTCCACCCAACATTGTTCTTGGTGATGAGGGGAAGGAACTGATTGGCTGTGGTCAGCAGGTTCTCAGCGCCGACCATTTGTTCCTCCATTTTGGCGACTGTTCCACCTTCAAATCCAGCGCTCTTTGCGGCGGTAGCTATGGATTCAGGCGTCGGCTGAGGCATCCCCGTCTCGGGGTCAACAGGTGAATTGGAAAATAAATCAGCATACGCCTTCGAGTTACTGTCGCGAATGAACTTCAACTGCTCTGCCTGCTGCGTTCTTTTGAACTGCTCTTTCTGTCTTTGGGTTGCAGATTCAGGGACTCGATTGAACCGATTTGGACCTGATTGGTAAAACTGATTTCCCGCTTCGTCAGTGGTTACAGTCGGTTCTGGAGTGACGAGTTGGCTCACGCCCTTGTCGCCGGGGTCAAAAACCTGATGCTGCCTTCCGTCTGGGCCGGTGATTACTTTGATCTGTGGTTCAGTGCCTCCCGCCGCCGCCCTCTTTCGATACTTCGCAAGCGCAATCCCCTCAAGCGCATCCTGCACCTTGTTGGGTTCGTACTGCGCTATCACCGGCACGACGAACCGCATCGCCGCCTGTTCCTCGGTGAGCAGGTTCGGATTCTCCATGCCTGCCGGTCCATCCGGTCCTTGAAAGAACACATGGGGACTCGTGGCTTGCTGTGCCGCTGTAACCGCCTTCGCCATGTCGGCGCGATACTGGATGGACAGATTGTTTTCCTCCATCTTCATCGAAAGCAACTGCGCGGCGTTCTGCTCCATGACGCGCCGATGGGCGGCGTCTGACTGTAGCTGCTGCATACGCAAGGAACGGTCGAGGGCATCGCCCATCATCGCACCGCCCGCCTGAAATCCTTGGAGAAAAGGTGTCGCCATGATTTAGTAGTAAAACTGCATGTAAGGGTTCTGCCCCTGCCATGATGGTCCGCTTGGAATTGTGTTCCCGCCGCCGCCGCCACCCATGCCGCCGAATCCACCGCCCATTCCGGCTGTCATCGCGCCACCCGCAAGTGCCCCTCCTGCCTCCTGAAGCGACTGGCCCCATACTTCTTTGGACGTTGGCATACCGGCAAGTTGCGATTCAATGCCGAGATTCTGACCTCGAATCTGCAACTGCGTCTGAGTCCGTTGCGCGGGCGTCATAATCGACTGAAGGAACGCTGCCGTCCCCGGCGAGTTGACCTGTGGCAGAGTTGACATCAAAGCGGGGAGCAGGCCGAATCCGGTCTGCATAGCACCGAGCGACCCTCTCGCCCCAAATAAACCAGTATTTAGAAATCCGAAACCACTCCCCCCAAATCCAAGCCCCGCCGTGGATGCCCCGCCTGCACGCTGGAACGCCTGCATAACGCTCGGAGGCAGTTCCCCGCGAAGAAGTGGCGCTAGTGCTCCCATCGCGCCCGTAAGGGCATCCTGAGTGCCGGGAAGGGCTTTCTCGCGTCCGGCGAGTTGTCTCGACAGGTCCGCGTCGTAGGTGGCGTCAGCGACCTTCTTGGCGTCGGGCGTTCGCTGCATCAGTTGAGCGAAGTAATCGTTCGTGTATTGGTCAATGTTCGGAAGCCACATGCCTTGCGCCTCCTTTAGTTGACCGCGCTTCTTGCCAGCTTCTCCCGCTGACAGCGCGGCACCACCGATTCCCATTACGGCACCGATGGCCCCCATTGCGATTGCTCCCATACTTACACCAACACTCCTTCCTTTTGCTTCGGCGCGTTCTGTGCGGCGAGAGCTTGGTAAAAGGCCGCGCTCCATGTATCGAGGCGACCACGAATGAAAAGCCAACCAATCAACGGCGGTGGTATCTCAAGGATGATGGCTGATACCGCCGTGTAACACGCGGGGTTAGGGTAGATCATCTTGCCGCGTGCGTGGAGTTCGTCTGTCACCCGGCCAATCTTCTCGGACCATTTCGGAGCAAGTTCGGTGATTTGGTCCGCCACACCTTTCCACAGCGGGTCCGGTCCTTCCTTGAAGAAGTCGCTTCCCCAACCTGGAATCTTACCGCCCATCTCAATGTGTCGGGCGAGTTCACCTACGTCGTCCGCATTGAACTGCATCAGAAATTGCCAAGCCTGAGCCAACGGCGCATGAACAGCGCCGACTGAGCACAGCCCCGCCGCGATTGCCGACATGTAATTGCCGCTACCGACCCCGGCGTTGCAGATGACCACCGTTGAGATGTTGCCGCGTGCCGCCGATTTGGAATGGGCGTCGAGCACCAACTCAAGCAGTTTGGCCTGCTGCGCTGGTAATGGTTTTTGTCTCCAGAATACGTTCATAGAACCCTATCCCACGAAACCCACCTAACCTCGGGATGTCGAACGGCATGATGATTTGACAAACGAAATAGTCCACGGTTTGTCAGCATCCATTTTCCAATTATGATCTTTAAGTTCATTTTATTGCGGAAGTCGTTCTGCTCCAATCCACCAGATTGTCGGAGTCAACAATTTGTTGACTTTTAAGATGGTCGAGTCGGGCTTTCAAAATTGGCGGGTGGATTTGGATGTTCATGTCCATTAACCGAGTCACCCTCCCGCCGCTGCCAATTGGGGAACCGATGTGGCTTTCCGCCCTTCGGCAATCATCAAGGCTCAGTGTCTCGCTGTAAATCTCGATGGCATTAGGATTTGTGGCGGCAATGAAATTAAGTTTCTCGTCCATCTGCATAACGATGTCGGGATTCGTTTCTTGAATCACTTGACACGACTTCACGACACGCAATGGATTGCTCCGAAGAAGAACCCATTTGGAATTAGGGAACTCTGAAATGATTTTCTCATATATGATGAGATTGGAAGCACATGAGTGTCCACGTCGAAACCACACCTCTCCGCGACATGCTCCGAGGTATGAGAGAAGCGCATCAGAATCGTTTCCATACAGCCCGTCATGGAGGCACATGGTGTTTCCCCATGTAAAGAGTATGGAGAACCAAGCTGTTCTGGAGCGCGGCAATCCAGCGATAAAGAATGGGTCGTTCATCGGAATCCTGCAAGGTTGAGGCTGTCAGTTTGAATGTTGATGCTCGTCAAATCGCTTGTGTAACGTCGGAGTTCAGCGCGGAGCAATGGCAATGCTCCCATTCCATCAGCGTATCTCGATGGCCCTCGAATCGCCTTGGAAGGCTTCGGCGTGCCGAAGAAGAACGCGTCGGCCAAGTCGTAGTTGCCGTCCTTCCGCGCTTTGATCGACTGCATCCCGTAGCGATAAACCTCCTCGTTTGTGAACATCAGCCAATCGTTTGGAATCTGCACCTTGATCTTGTCGAGGCTGACGATGGCGGAAAGTGTTCGAGTCCCGCAGTTCGTGGTAGCACAGCGGCCAACCGTGCGGTCGGTGGAGGATGAACAGTAACCAGGAATGGATACACGGCGATACGCCGGTTCCGTCTCAGTCGGTTCGTATTCGGCAATCAGCGTTTCAACATCCTCGGTTGGTGAATCAGTTTCAGTGAGTTGCAAGGTCGTTCCGTTGCCTGCCGTGTTCAGGTCGTAGGCGCTGCCGTCAACTCCGATAATCGTCGGCGTCTCGTCTTCAATCGAAACTCCGTCGATGGCCCAAAAGACTGAGTTCGGTGTTCCGGTCAGGATGACCTTGTATTTCAGTCCGTCATCCAGATCGGTGAGAACGAGATACGCATTGGTTCCTGCGCTGCCCGCTGTCTGTCCGATGTCTACGATAGCTACCCCCGGCGAAAGTTCCGCTGCGTTGAACTGATACCACAATGAATCGGTGTCGCTTTGAAGATAAGGGTTGTCGATGGCGGGACCGCTGCCTTCCGTCACGGCGTAAACCAGCACGCGATAGTTCGTCTCCTCCTTCATTACGGCGAACGGTGCGCCCGCACCCCAAACGGTCACTGTGTCAACATACGGCAGAGCGAGCGTCACTTCCTCTCCGTCCTGTCGGATGCCGTCTATGGTCGAGCGCACCCAAATCCCGTTCTCGTCATTCCCTTGAAAGATGATCTTCTTGCCAACATCGGACGTATGGCCGGGATACACCCGAATCACCTGACCGGCAGTAGTCGTCCTGAAGCTCGCCACCGTGCCTGAATCCTGAATGTTCACCGAACCGCAACCGCAACCGCAACCTCGCGTTCCGCATCCCGAATCGCACAACTCGTGCGGCTTGATGAACTCATACCAACTGTTGCGAAGGCTTGCATGGCGACTGCCGAGGTTCGCCGCTTCAATGGTGGCGATTTGGCGTGGAAGGACGAGGCACCCGGAATCCGACAGGCAGAACTTGACCAACTGCGTTGTGCCCCACCAGCGCCCATACTGAAGCGCCTGAGACTCGAATGCGTTAATCCAGTTATACAGTCGTGGGTCGTCCGCACAGATGTTCAGGTCCGCGAGAAGGTCCGCGTTGTCCTGAATGTTTTTAACTCTGAGTCGGTTTGGCATTTACTTTATAGATTAAGTATTGACCATTATGGTGGAATGATTGTAAAATCCAACGTAATGAGAAGTTACACCAAGTATAGCGGCGACTTTTGGAACAAAATTCAAAAAGGAGAAATTACCGAATGTTGGCCTTACCTCGGGAGGCTGGATGAAAATGGATACGGGGACATCGAGATCAACTATGTCCATACTCGCGCCCACAGAGTTGCGTATTCGTTTTACCATGAGATTGAAATTCCAGAGGGATACTTTGTCTGTCACGGCTGCGACAATCCAAAATGCTGCAATCCGTTTCACCTTTGGCTTGGAACCAACCTCGATAATGTCCGGGATTGCATCTCCAAAGACAGGAAGCCGAGACTTAAGGGATACGAGAACCCCATGTATGGGAGAATAGGCGTGAACTGCCCATCTTCGAAGCTGAATGATGAAAAGGTAAAAGAAATACGAAAGCGGTTCGCTTCCGGAGAGGGGACGTTTTCCATCGGAAAGCACTTCGGTGTGAGCTACCAAAATGTTCAGTCGATTGTTGATAGGAAAACGTGGAAGCATGTTATGGAATAAAGTAATATTGGCGTGCCGTGCGCTGTATGACAAATATGCCACGTCCGGGTGGAAGAATCTCGAACGGCTGATTGTTGCCTTCGATCTTCAAGAGCACATCGCTCATAACGCCACCTGAATCCGTTCCACTGAAATCACCGTTCTGTCCCGTGATTCCCGTGACCACGCCCGTCTTCTGAACCGTCCGGTTCGATGTCACGGCACCAGTTCCGTCGAGTGGAGCAACTGAGGCGTCGGGCAACTCATCAGCGGTCAGTGTCACTTCGTCCGCACCGACATTGGTATTGACTGCCACGGATGTTCCACCTGCGAATGTTCCGGGGTGGACCAAATACTTGGCAGTGAAAGACAAGTCCTGAATCCACATTGGTCCGCTGCGGTCGGATGGCGCGTTCGTGTCGCCGCCGTCGTAGGTCTGCAACTGCACCGTGGTCCCGACCCACAGCCTTCGCTCGTTTAAGTCGTAGGACAGAACCGGAGAAATCCACCCACCCTCGTAGCGATACCAACGCATATCCGTTGTCCTCAACCAAGGATAGGAGTTGTTCGACGGGTCAGGTCGTGATGCGCCGTAATTGTAGAACGCCTGCCCGCTGAGTATTGCCGAGAGTGCTCCTGCGAGCGCGAGGAGCCTTTCCTGCTCGGAATTAAAGCACGTTCCGCTTGGAAAGGTTTGGGTTGCTGTTAGCGGCAATAAAACGCTCACGTTATCAAAGAGTATGGGGTTTGTTTCATGTTGGCAATCACGGACCTTCTTCGACGCATAGCCACGAGGTTATGTTCCACCCGCCACTCGGCATGATGGCAAGCCAATCTCCAGTCGTGTCGAACGGGTCGCAGTTGCCAACGGCAATCTTGTTATAAAGCTGCTTCTGGTTCCCGACATTCGTTCCGTGCCATCTCCAGAACGTTACGATGACAGTCACAATATGACCGGCTGGCACAAGCGTATCGTTGATGTAGGCGTTCAGTTCCGCCATGTGCATCGCCTTCGCGCACCCAATATCGCTTTCACTTAAGACTCCGTTCGGGTTTACGGACGGGTCGGTGAGAGCAACAGTCGCCCATGAGTTCGTCCAATACGTTCCGCCGAAGAACGTCACTAAACCATTCACACAGTCAGGTTCAGGCGGGTCGCCACCGTCGTCACCGTAAATGATCGGGTCTTCGGTTGATGCCGTAACTGCGGCAATCCCCGTAGTTGCTTCACAGTCAGGCGTGGCGGTGTCGGTAACAGTCGCCCGATACGAACCCGCGTCCTCCGCCGCAAAGTTCACCACGGCCAAAGTGGTGGTGGTTGCGCCCGATATATCCCCACCGTCCGAAAGTGCCGTCCCGTCCTTGAACCATTGGATTGTGAAAGGCCCAACGCCGCCTGTGTATCCGAACGTGAGTTCAAAACTTCCACCCGCGTCAACAATTGTTGACGGTTCAGGCTGTGTGTTGATTCGCAGGCTGCATCTAGGTTCGATGTTGTAATCGAAGTAATCGTCGGTTGCGCCTGAGATTACCTTGCAGGTCTGCGTCACGCACACCGAGTTCTTGTTCTCCTCCATCGGCGTTGCCCATACCAGCATCTTTTCGAGGGCCGCATGGCCGGTCCATTCCAAACGAATCTGGAAGTAATAACCCGTCCGGTGAAGGCGTCCGGTCGCTTCGTTGCATGAGTCAGGCGGGTCAGGCAACCGCATGAACGTCGCGTATTGAAACTGCGGGCATCCTGGTTGTGAACAATCGGTCGGCACCTGACAGCCCGTGGTGCAAAGCTCGAAGTCCTTCCATTCAACCCAGAACGGGTAGGCGTCACTTCGGAACTTCACGTTGAAAGAAATGATGCCATCGGCGTCGGCGGCACCCGCCAGCGATTCGAAGAACATGTCGCCGGTAAGCAGCTTCTTTAGCGGAACGGTGACTTTTTCGGGGTATCCTTCCAAGCCGAACAGCGCATTTGAAATAAGCCACGACGTTGTGCTGATGTCGTTCGTGCCGTCGTAATCGAAGTCTGCGTCGTCTTCGCGCAGTATTTCGTAGAGACAGATACGATTGTCTGAATCCAAGGCGAATGCGAAGCAGCGATCTTTCCCACCAAAGTCGCCCCGGACTATTTGCAGAACCGGCATCCCTGTCCATAGGCCGTCATAGTCAGGATTTGAGCGCGTGGTGAGCGACGAAATGTTGTGGAAATCGAGCGCGATGATTCCACGGTGAGGAACGCCGCGACCGCTCTCGCGATACGGTGAAGCGGTGACGAGCAGGCGGTTGTCGAACTCGACCACCGAGCAATGGTCAAGCAGCGGGTCCGAGTCGTATTTAATCACCTCGATCATCTCGGCGGATTGCGCGGTCTGCACCCACGTCCCCATGTCCCTTCGACCAACCTGATAGCTCTGAATGCCCAACCTGGAGCGATACCACCCGTCCATGTTGACGATGGCTACGTCTTGGGAAAGGGGTCCAGCACTCGGAAGGGAAACGACCTGCGTTGGCTGCTGTAAAGTCGTCCATAATGTTGCGTCCAGAGGAAGATTAACGCCGAAGACACACGTTCGGGTTCCAATCTGGAGCGTCCCTTGCCCGAGGCTCGTGTCCGGGATAGCAACCGAAAACATCGCATTGATCGAGCCTGCGTTGATCGGGATGGCAAAAGCCCTTCCGGCCAGAATTTGTTCATTGTCTTTGGTTTTGAGGATTGCATCGCGATAGTTGTAAAGCGCCGTGCCGCTGTCCGTGTTGTAAACCAAGTCACTCGCAATATACGAACGGCGGTCAGGCAATGCCATGACGATGCGCCCGTTGCTGTAGGTGCCGACCGTTCCTGCGGGCAGTTCGTTTCCTGCCGGTCCTGCACTCCTTCGAGTCGATGACCCGTCGAAGATCATCGGCAAATCCAGACCGTTCTGAACGATGAGGAATTCCTCTCCCTGCCACAGCCATGCGAGCGGTGCGGTGGGGTCGTTGATTGGTCCGGGTGGCGAGATGTCCGACACGTTCACCGAGTTCACCTGCGGGATGTAACGGAACAGCTTACCGCCAATCAGAGCTACGATGGCGTTCGGGTTGTTCTCGTAGCCGCGATAATAGGACGCCCTCTGAAACAGCGCGTCAGTTGATGTCTCGTCCGATTCGTCGTCGGCGAATACAAGGAGGCGTTTAACGAAGGAAGGGCGAGTTCTCGGCATGCCTCCTCGATGTGTGATGTTCACGGAGAACGCCACATGCTGCTTCGAGAGCAACGTCGGAGGAATCCCAGAGTGCATACCGGCAATGCTGTTGCCGATGGTGTCTAGGAAGCTTCCAGGTTGCGGTGCGGCCATTAGTTGTTACTCCTTGAGATTTCATTCCAAACGCCCATTACATCGGACCATACCAATTCAATATTGTCGCCTTGACCAAGTGTTACATTTGTTCCGCCAGCGAGATTTAGATTGGAACCACCAAGGGCGCTCCGGTCCTGGAGAGTCACAGTATCCACATCGCTATTTCCTTCGATTAGGAGCCTCTGTCCGTCCGCTGTGGGATTCGCAATCGTTGGCGTCGATGTGAGTGTAACCGCACCACCACTGCTCTCGACGTGGAGATATGCGGCATTCGGTTGAATCGTGTTCGCTACTGCCAGTGTTTGAAGCGCCGACATGGGCGTGAATAGCTTACCCATCACTGTCAGGTCCGCTTCGAGAGATGCGTTTGCGTGGACTGTCAGGCTGGATATGAACGCCGTATGGGGAGTGATGGAACCAAGTGTGGCGTTCAATCCGCCGCCTGTGATATTTACGGCATTCGCATTCTGAACCGCCATCGTTCCGAGGCCGAGTGATGTTCGGGCCGTTGCTGGCGTCTGAGTCTCAATGCCTGACGCCGTGGCGAAAACTGGTTCGGTATCTACGAGTGCGCCGTCGTTCAGCGCGACCTCCCCGCTGTTGATTCCCGTCGCCTGAGTCGCCACCGTGCCGAGTCCGAGGTTGTTTCGAGATGTTGCGACATCTGCCACGTCGGAAAGATTGTTCGCTGAGAGAAGTCCGCCTGCTGCGTCGGCACCTTGCGGTCCTTCTTCGCCTGACGTTGTAATCTTTGACCCTGCTGGAAGCGATGTTCCGGGTGCGACGTTGTTCGGGTATTCGCCCGTTGCTGTGACCTCAGGATTCTCCAACGTAAGCGACGTGTCCGAAGGAATCGCGATGATCTTCATGTAACCCCAATAGGTGAACACGAACTGGTTCACTTGCAGGGCTTCGGTCGATGAAGTTGTTTCCACCACTTCTGAATCGCCTTCCGCTGGCATGACTGGTTGCGGGTCGGGCGAGTAGTCCGCGACGAAGGTGAACGCCGATGTGCCCTGCTCTCCGGGGGCACCTTGGGCACCTGCCTCCCCCTGTGGCCCCGGCACTCCGGATGACGACGATGATGGCGACGTGGAACAGATGGGTTCGCAGCAGTCGGTTGGTGAGGCAATCACACGCATACGAAATAGTATTTGACTTGTTTCCGAAATGCGAGGACAAAGAATGCGTTGTGAGAATCCGATTTAGACTTTCCCTCCGTGTGGCGGCGATGCCTTCCTCGGAAAGCCTCACAACAACCCCGCACGGAGGATTTGATTTATGATAACCAGTGCCAGCGTTAAAGTGATGCGCAGTTACGACTATTGCCACTTTGAGGTATCTCTCACATTTGAACACGAGTCCCACGCCGCTGTTGATGAAATGAGAAAGGAAGCGGCTAGGCTGGTCGATAAAGCGGTAAATCAATACATCACCGCCAAGGCGAATACCCAGCGAATCGAGAACGACGAGCAACGAAAGAGCAACCTGAAGTGGAACCACGACAATGCCATGAAGGTGCCCGATTCGGAACGAACCCCCGATCAAAAGGCCCACATCAAAGCCTACCAAGATTCACTTCACCGCCACCGCCCGCGTTATGATTATTCCGATGAGTGGTCGGAGCCTGAATACGAAGAAGAGGAAAATGACGTAGCATTCTGAAATGCCGAAAGCCGGTAAATTCAAAGACATCCTTCGATACGGTTCCTATTGGCGGAAACCGAAGGACAACACTCTTTCTGCTGAGGGTTTCGATTTGCAGATCGAGTTCGAGATGATTAAGCGCGGTGGGCGGTTCTATGACCCCGTAACCGACCGGAACTGCGGCGAGGGATTGCCTTACCACGTCAAGAAAGCCATGCAGATGCTATGGCCTGACGACATGTATTGGCATCGGTGGACGGATATGGTCGTCAAAGAGTTCCTGTATAAACCCGGACGAACCGCCTGCTTCGGCCCTTCCTCATCGCAGAAATCTCTGCCGTTCTCCCGCTGTGGATTGGTCATGTTCTACGCTGACCCTGACCACACCACCGTCCTTGTCTCATCGACAGACCTCGAAGCGTTGAAGCGGCGTATTTGGGATTACGTGGTATCGGCGGACAGGAAGGCTCGGCAACGGTTCGATTGGCTTCCTGGTTCGCTGATTGAATCCAAACTGATGCTGCTCGCTGACGAGTCGGATACCGATGGACGCTCCTACAAAAACGGCATCGTCGGGGTCGCTTGTAAAAAGGGCGGCAAATGGGAAGGACTCGAATCCTACGTCGGGTTGAAGAACGATGTGGTCATCCTGATTTGCGACGAGGCTCACTTCATGCCGGTCGGGTTCCTTGACGCGCTCGCCAACCTTGAGTCCAACCCGCGATGCTACTCGGCGGTTCTCGGAAACCTTCCGGACGTGGACAACCCGCTTGGTTGGGCGGCGGAACCGAAGATCGGTTGGGACGCACTTCCTGACACCGACAAGTCCCGCGTGTATGAGACGCGATGGAGGAACGGGCGGGCGATTCAGTTCATAGGAACGGATTCACCGAACCTCGATTATCCTGAGGGCGAGGAACCATTCCCTGGATTGATCGGGCGCGATTACATCGAGAAATGCGCTCACAATTACGGACGTGAATCTGACAAGTTCAACATGTTTGCTTCGGGCAAAATCCCGAGGTCATCCATGCACCGAACGGTGTTCACGAAAGCGCAGTGCTACAAGTTCAATTCTACCAAGGACGTTCATTGGGGTCATAACAAATTCGTGAGGGGCTACGGATTGGACGCCGCTTACTCTGGCACGGGCGGTGACAGAACTGTTGGGTTCCCGTTCATCTTCGGAAAGGATGTGTCGAACATGTGGCGGCTGTGGATTGGAACGATGCGGATTTTCCCCGGTTCAACCACCCGCGAAATAAGCCACAGCGAATCCATTGCGATTGAGTGCAAGCATGAGTGCGAGGAACGTGGCATTGAACCCGCCCATGTGTTCTTCGATGGAACAGGTCGTTCTGAACTGACGAGTGCATTCGGTAGGTTATGGAGTCCCGCTATTGTTCCGATTGAATTCGGTGGACCTGCCACCGACCGCCCATCGTTCACGGGTGAGAAGCACTTCGAGGGTGATGAGGCTGGCAACACGAAGATGTGCCGCGATGTGTTCGACCGCTACGTGACAGAACTTTGGTTCGCGCTACGGACCTGCATCCTCAGCGACCAGATGCGCGGAATGACGGAGGAAGCGATTCTCGAAGGGTCACAGCGCAAATGGGAGATTGTGCGCGGGGCAAAGTATTGCATCGAGACGAAGGACGACATGAAGGAACGCGGGTTGCGTTCGCCCGACATCTGCGATGCGATTGTCTGTGCCATCGAAGGCGCAAGGCGTCTCGGTTTCCCGCTCGGAAAATCTCCCGCCGCCAAGGCACCGACTCATGGAACGCCGTGGTTGGACGCGATGCGAGAGGACGAATGGGATAGGATAGTGGAGGAGGAATTAGCGTGAGGCCGTATCAAATCAAGAATACATGGATAAATTTGGAAACGCTGACGACGGCAACCATCGAGGTTGAGTTACACTACCACGTAATGATTAGGTTGACATTTCAGTTTCAGGAGAAGCCCGTCTTTTTGGTATTCGACCATACGGGTAATACATCCGAGGCTCAATATGAACTCACAAAACTTTTGGAGGCATTGAAGCCATGAGTAAATCCAAGTCACAAACATTGCCTGAGTTCGACGCGCAAATCAGCTTGCTCAACAAGTCGGTGTTCCCTCCCGGTGGATGGAAGTATTTCGAGCCGTCGCTTGCGTGGCGCAATCCTGACCCGCTGAACGGTGAGGGGTTGGATTTCGCCGTGAGGCTGCTTCAGATCGTTCGGTCGCGGAATCCGCTGTCTGACCTCGACCCGACGTATTCGGCGTGCCTGAAGGCGATTGTGGACTTTACCTGCAAGCGTCTGAAGAATGACCCGCGATGGTGCGGACTGCCGCCGCTTGTCGCGCAGGAGGAAGGCGCACGCGCCCACGCCAAAACGGGACGACGCTGTGCAAGTTGCGGACGACGATGAACCTTATCTCCAACGCCATTAAATTTTGGAACCTCAAATCCGATTGGCTCGGTGAGGGCGGAAAACCCGTCCCCATTGAGCAATCACAACAACGCGCTGACGTATGCACACAGGGAATGAACGGAAAGCCATGTCCACACAACCAAGAGAAGCCTATCTACGAGATGTTCGCGGGGTCCGTGGCACATCGCGTCATCAAGCAACTGAAACTGAAGGACGAGATGGGACTACGCGTAAAGCGAGAAGAAAACCTGCACGTATGTTCCGTGTGCAAGTGCATTTTGAAGCTCAAGGTGCATACTCCTTTGAAGTTCATCCTCAGTTCAGGAAACCTCGAAGGGTTGCCTGAATGGTGCTGGCAAGTCACAGAATCAAAAACTCAAAACTCACATGATACAAAAGACAATGGGCTACACGAGTAGCGACGGGTCGATTCACGACTCACTAGAGCGGGCGCAACACGCAGAATTGACCATACTCCTGAAGGTTCCTTTGGAGAATCCGTCGCCCTCAGGTGGTGGCGCGACGTTCTCGATGTCTGTGATTTCGGAAATACTCAAGCACAGGGAACAAATCATCGACATCCTCACCACAAAGCCGAACTCGCTGCCGAAAGCTCGGAAGATCAACGGCGGAACCAAGAAGCGGAAACCCGCCGTGATGAACAACGACCCCGGATACCCCGATTCAATGGCCCCAACCAAGTGAAACAACCCGAATCCATCGAAACGGAAAGTCAACAAATTGTTGACTCGGTTAAGAAGCCCAATGGAGCGCCGAAGTTCACCATCTCGATACTGACCTGCAACTTCACGAACGAACACAAGAAGGTCACGGTAAAGTGCTTGGAGTCCGTGATGAAGCACAGCGGCGATTCGTTCGAGGTTTACATCACCGACAACGCTTCGTCGAAGGAAGGGAATCTCGCCTACCTGAAGGAGTTCCAGCAACGGTTCTCTGACCGCGTGACGCTGATTCAGAACCACGACAACGAAGGGTTCCAGAAGCCCAACGAGCATGTGCTGACATTGGCGCGTGGCGAGTTCTTCGTCCTGCTGAACAACGATATGGAGGCGTGCGCCGGTTGGCTGGATTCACTCGCCCAACCGTTCTCCGATAACCCGATGATGGGGATTACGGGCGGAGGCGCTGCGTTCACTCGGTTGACTGCCGGTTATCAGGCGACGACCGGCGAACCTGTCGAATATATCGAAGGGTCATGCCTGATGATACCGACCGCACTCGCCCGCAAACACGGGCTGTTCGCGAAGTATCTCAAGTTCATCTATTGGGAGGATACGGACTTAAGTTTTCGAATGCGTGAACTCGGCTACGAAATCAAGTCGATCAAGATTCCGATGAAACATCGTCATCCATCGACGACCACAAAGCTGATGGATTTGACGGAGGTGAAACAGCACAACTATGAAGCGTTCAAAAGCCGGTGGAACTTCTACATCAAACGCCGGAACTTCGAGCGACGAGTGCTGATTCGACGCCTTGGAGCGCGTGGCGATGTCCTGTTGCTGACGCCAGCGATTCGGGCGTTGCTCACCAAATGGCCGCAGGCTGAAATACAGGTCATCACGAAATGTCCCGAGATGCTGTCTGGTATGCCGGGAGTGAAGATGGCAACTCAGGGAACGAAATACTTCGACCATGTTTATGACCTCGATCTTTCTTACGAAGCGCGGCCCAACGTTCACATCGTTCAGGCGTATGCCGACGCATTGGAAGTTGCGCTACCGTCCAAGTGGCAGATTGAGATGTTTCCGACCGCTGAAGAAAGGGCATGGGGTTTCCGCAAGAGTCGTGGCATGAAGGTGGCGCTTATCCACGCCGGTGTGACGACGTGGCCGGGGAAGAACTGGCCGCTTGACCGGATGAATGAAGTGGTTCGCCAACTGAAAGCCCTTGGTTACTTCACAATCGCCGTAGGCGCTGCCGATAGCCCTCGGGCTGGGTGTGACGACACCGTGGCAGGTCAAGGCACACCACAGGCCCTTTACGCGCTCGCCAGGCACTCGTCGCTGTTCGTTGGACTTGACTCCATGCCGCAACATGTGGCGAGTGCCGCCAATGTGCCGTCCGTGGTGATGTTCGGTCCAACCAACCCGAAGATGATCGTGAGGCCAACGCCGCGAATCAAGGCGGTGCAGGGCGACGTGACGATGGTGCCATGCGTCGGTGAACATGGGAGACGGACCAAGGCGATTACGCAAGCCCCGTGCGCGGGCGACTGCGCGAAGGCTGTGACTGTCGAGATGATGATGAGGGCAGTGAGGGGACTGATTGCGATGGGGATATGAAACGAATCTGCACTGACTGCAAGTGGGTAGTGGAGGACACGAAGTATCAGGAATTCCACAAGTGCTCCAGTCCAAGGACGGAAGAAGGAATGGCAGCTAAACTGACGGGCGCGGACAGGTGGGCCATATATTCATGTTCACTTCAACGAAAATACGAGGGTGGATGCGGTCCTAAAGGATTTTGGTTTGAACCAAAAGAAGAATCACAATCGGACTCAATGATGCCGGACTTTTTGAACACATCCACACCTATCAGTTGGAAGATTCGATTGCTTGCATGGATGAGGAGGATTCACGCACGTTTATGATTAGCGGCTACACCATCGTCCACAACGCCCTAAAGGGCGACTACTGCATCCGTGAGTGCATCGAATCGTTGCTTCCGATTTGCGATGAGGTTATCGTCGGTGACGCTTCGGACGACGGAACGCGGGAGATGCTTGAGCGATGGTCGGTCATTGAACCTAAGGTTCGCGTGATTCGTCAGGAATGGAAACAGCCCCACGGCGAACCCACTTGGTTCGTGAAGTGGATAAACGAGACGCGCAAGGAACTCCGTCATCCGTATCAAATGATGCTCGACGCTGACGAAGTGCTTGATGAACGAGCGTATCCTGTCGTGCTCGATGCAGCGAAGCGCAACGTTCCGCTGTGGTTCGAGCGGTTGAACTTCGAGATAAACGCACGCACGGTCATACCCAAAGGCGAGTGCTGCGGGAACCTCGTCGTTCGCTGCGGACCAACCTCGATGTGGATGCCGAGTGACGAACCGTATCCGAGTCACGCCGAGGAACCGGAGATTCGCAAGATTGCCGAACTCCATGACTCACCGCCGTTAATCCATCACTACGGTTTCTTAAGAAAGGACAAAGCTATGTTCGAGAAGTGCAGAGTGAACCTGAAGGCGTTCTTCGGAGGTTACGATGATCGACTGACCAAGGCGGAGGCAGAAGGGAAGCCGTGGCACCACTACGTCGTCCACAAGAACCCGTATCTGAAATACACCGGACCACACCCGAAGCATTGCATCCCGTGGTTGATCGAAAGGGGGGCTTTATGATGTTTGGAATTATGCTGATAGCGTTTGGCGTTATTGGATGGGCTTGCTGCATGGCTATGCTGTGTATCTGCATAGACTCCAACACCAAGAAGATTGTCGCAGCAATCGACCGATTGAAGGACAAGGAATGACAATCGACACATCAATCCCATCGCGGTTCCACATGATGGGAGAAATGGACCTCGGGTTCGTCATGGGACTTGCCGCAGGTCAGCGGAGAGTCGGTAATTACGCCGTTGAAATCGGAACACTCCAC